CTTGATGAGTTTTTAGTTTTTGACAAAGTATTAACGGTCGATGAAATAGATCAGATATGGGCCGGAACTTACGGCGCAGGTGGAGTTCAAATCACTCCAAGTCCAGCTTCGGCCGTTTCGGGCAAGGCGGAGCCGGCAGTCATAAAAGGCTCGCTGGCAATAACACCAAGTCCATCTTCGGCAGTTTCTGCCGGTGTTGAACCGAATGTTCAACAAGGAACGGTTTTAATAAGCCCCTCGCCGGCCTCAGCGGTTGCTGAGAGCGTAACGCCTACTGTAATACTTGGCAGTTTGTTTTTAAGCCCCACGCCGGCTTCTGCGGTTGCACGATGTTATACTTTCGCCGGCGGCGGCTTCGGCTGTTTCTTCTACATTTAGCCCTAATGTAGTTCACGGAAGCCTTACAATCACACCTGCGGCCTGCAATTCGATAGCGAATACAGTTAATCCAGCGGTGATAAAAGGCAGCGTTTCGGTAGCTCCTGCATCTTCTGATGCTATTGGAACAAGCGTCAGTCCTACGGTCATTTACGGTTCCGTGAACATTACACCTTCAGCAAGCTCGGCTGGTTCAGATTCAGTTAATCCGGTTGTCATAAATACTGCTTCTGCTGCATTCGCTTCTGGAATTGAACCTACAGTACAAATAGGCGGGGCATTGATAATCAGCCCGGAAGCGATAAGTGCTGTAGCGGCAAGTATTGCACCAATTGTCATATACGGCAGTGTGACGGTAAGCCCTGTTTCATCAGCGGCTGTTGCAGAAACGGTAAGTCCGCAGTTTGTTTACGGAAGTTTGAGTATTACGCCAACCGCTTCATCGGCTGTAGGTTCTGTGGTTAGTCCAAATTTTGTGGCGGGAAGCTTGAATATTATTCCGCCGGCGCTTTCTGCTGTTGGGGCGGTTGTTAATCCATCGGTTGTTTTGGGCAGCACAACGTATAATCCTGTTCCGGCAAGTGCGGTTTCAGGCGTCATTAACCCGATAGTATTAGGCGGAATGATAGCATTTTTTTATCAGAGGCTTTTTATGAGGCGTTCTTAAAATGGCTATACAGATAAAACAAAACGAAACGAACGCGGCAAAGCGAAGGATGTACTTTCATTGTGTCGATGCCAATGATGGAATTACGCCGGAAAACGGAGAAAACGGCGGCCAGCCTCAAATATCAATTAACGGCGGTTCATGGATTGATAGTGACAATACTTTGGTGCTTATCGGTAACGGAAGATATTATCTGGAGCTAAGCGCTGCGGAGGTTGTCAACACCTGTGTTATCGAAGGAAGGTACAAATCAGCGAACACGGCGGAGATACCAGGAACGACCGTTCAAGTTGTTGCTCAAAATCCATATGATATTGTTTCCAGCATATTTGAAAAAAAAGGCATAACAGAAGGCGGCAACTGGGATTTCTCGAAAGTAATCAAAATACTGGCAGCCTGGACAATGGGACTTGCCAGGGATAAATCCGGAGAAACGGGAGTGATAGAGATTCTGGACCCGGATGATGGTACAACTGTAATCGCGGAGCTTTCCCGTTCTGATACGACACCTTACAAAACTGTGACGGTAAAGATATGAGCTTATCATTCAAAGGCGGCGATTTGATAGCAATGCTGTTCGGAGGCATCATCGAATCAGTGGAATCCCCGTCAGCACCAACCGTCTCGGGCACGCCGACAGAGCTCGACATCGAACTGATTGATGATGTTTACGATTTGATAAACGAACTTGGCAAAACCGTCACGTTCTGGGTTTATGGCTCGGAAACTTATGATCCCACAACAGGCAAGCAAAGCACGGGCGACGCTACGCAGTATAACAAGAAGGTCATACCGCCTTATGAGGTCGAGTTAAAGTATGTGGACGGGGATTTTATACGCATAGGCGATATGATTTCAGGTGTGCCTGCCAAGGATATTCAATTCACTCCGGAGCGTGGAATAAAAGTGACAATTGATTCGGCTGTTTGGGAAATTAAAAGAGTATCACCGATATATAGCGGTGAAAGGATTTGTTTATATTTGTTTCAATTGAGGAAGTAGAAAAATGCCATGCAAAAAAAAGAAAAAAAAGAAGAAAAAACGTAAGCGTTAATGGAAACAAACATTGCACAATTCAATAAAGAGCTTGATGATTTCGCCAAAAAGGTTCCGGATAAGGTGACAATCATTCAAAAGAAGGTCGTCTTAGAAGCATTGCGCCGTTTGGTTATGAGAACGCCAGTGGATACCGGCCGCGCTCGGGGAAACTGGCAGGTGACTATCGCAGAACCTGCGGAAAATCAGGTCGAAGTTACAGACAAAGAAGGGGATTCTACGATAGCAAAAGGACTGGCTGCTTTGACCGGCCTGCCTGATTATCAGGTAGTTTGGATTTCTAACAACGTCAATTACATAGAGTTCCTGGAACACGGCAGCAGCAAGCAGGCGCCGGAAGGTATGCTGGCAATAACTGTTGAGGAATTAAGGAACTGGTTGCAGAGGGCTGATTAAAAGATGAGTTGGCCGGCTATTGCAAATACTATTCGAGGCAGGTTCAAGACGCAGATTGCGGACGCCGAATCTCTGACTACTCAATACGATAATCAGAGTCTTGATAATCCGGATAATGAGATATGGTGCAGGCTGACAATAAAGTCGGGAGAAACAACACAGGAGTCAATCGGCAGTCCTTCGGCAAACAGGGACAGGACGAGAGGGGTAATGATTGCTCAATTGTTCGCTCCTGTTGGAAACGGTGATGGCGAATTAAAAGAATTAGCAGAAACTATAAGGTCGGCTTTTAAGAGGGTCACACAAGACGGGGTGACTTTCAAAACGCCTTATATTCGGGAGCTGGGAATGAGAAATGATTCATGGCAGATTAACGTGATCTGCCCGTTTTATGCAGACGATATTGGATAAAAACAAAATCCTTTTATTTGAAAGGGCAAGGATATGAGTATTAGTGATATTGCAAGGATGAAGCTGGCGTATATCAAGGAAACTACGTTTGGCGAGCAGGTGACGGGCTCCAACCTGCAAATTATGAGAGTGACCGGAGAATCGCTAAAGCAGGAAACGGAGATAATTACATCAAGGGAGATTCGCTCTGACAGGCAGATTGCTTCTGTTGCGAGGTCTAAAGTGGGCGCTGCAGGCTCTATCGAGTTCGAGTTGAGCTATGCGAGCTTCGATGATTTTCTGTTGGCGGCATTGATGGATAACGACTGGAGTACGGAGGTCTCGGTTCTCTCTTCAGGGACGGCTTCTGCGGTGGCAACGGGCAATAAGTTCACCCACACGACGGGATGGGATACAACACCGACGGCTGGTGAATGGATTGAAGTTCGCGGCTTTTCTACTGCCGGAAATAACGGATATTTCAAGGTGGTATCGGCAACGAGTACGGAAATAGTCGTTTCCGGCGGTTCGCTTACGGATGAATCGGACAAATCCGGAGTGACTATCGACCAGGGCGCTTCGATAAAGAACGGAACGACCAAAACATCGTTCAATATTGAGAGGACTTATGAGGACCTATCAAATGAGCTTGCACTGTTCACTGGTTGCATGATAAACCAGCTTAATCTTAATGTGGCTACCAATGCGATTATCAATGGCAGCATGAATATAATCGGCAAGATTGAAAGTTCAGAGACATCCAGCGGCGGGACTGGATACGATGCTGCCAATAGCAATGAGATTATGAACAGCATAGACCATGTTGTAGGCATTTATGAAAATGAGGTTGCGGTCAATGTTCTCGACTTTAGTATGACTCTCGACAATCAGTTAAGGGAGCGTATGAAGGTCGGGACATTGGGAACTTTCAGTATCGGTTTGAGTCAGGTTAATCTGTCCGGGACGTTCACTGCCTATTATGAAAGCAAAACGCTTTATGACAAATATCTGAATTTCACGAATACATCTCTGGCCAAGGTTTTCGAGGATACCGCTGGCAACGCTTACGTGATTGATATACCGAATGTAAAAATAACCGATGCGGCACGTCATGCGGGGGCCGGCCTGGGTGATGACTTTAAGGTTCCATGCACATGGCAGGCTTTCAGGGATGCAACTGAAGATGTAACAATCCGACTGGTCAAGTTTGCTGCTTAATCTTAAAAAGAAGGGAGTTCTTTTCGATGGGAAGTCTGAGTAAATTTCGGCTGGATAAAGATAAATCGACCGAAGGTATTTGGGTTAAGTTCATGGCCGATATTGAGGTCAAGATTGCGCGGATGTACAATCCGGAGTTCAACAAATATTATGCCGAAATCAGCGAGCCTTATCTGAATCAAATACGCAGAAAAACAGCAGACAAAGATACAAAATCCGATTTGATTAAGGATGCTGTAGCTCATTGCATCATCAAAGACTGGAAGAACATTGAAGATGAGAACGGCAAGCCGATCAAGTATTCACCGGAAAAGGCTCTGGAGATTATATCCGACGAGGCAAATGTGATTTTCTATGATTTCGTCCTGGATATTGCTAATTCGTTTTATCTTTTTTTCGAGCAACAGAAGGAGCAAGCGGTAAAAAACTGATTAGCTGCCTTAAATGGCAGCTTGAATGGGGCAAAGATATTGAGTTTTTATTACAAAGACAAAAGGCGGGAAAGCCGACACCGGCACTGGAAAACATGCCGAAGCTTTTCGATGATTTGGCTTATGTCTGGGAAGCATTTTGGAAACTGCATGCCAGAAGGCAATATGGATTTGGGCCCTGCCCAATTACAGTCACTGACATTATAGAATTTGCAAGGATTTACGAAGTTCCTAAGCCGGTAGAATTTTTCGATTATATTTCGGCAATGGATAATGAATGGTTGAAATGGTATGGCGACACTAAGAGTAGCGATTGATGCAAGGCAGGCTAAGATTGGGGCGCGTGATTTCAACAGAGCCACCGCCAGTATGAAAACAAGCGCTGGTTCAGCGACTATAGCTATTGAGCGGGGGTTTTCAAAGGCCATGCGGCGAATATTATACGTTCAAGAAATTCATTGATGCGGCTTCGGATGCAGAGGAAACGATGAACAAATTCAATGTCGTTTTCGGCAAGAATGCGATCGAGGCTTCTAAGTGGGCTGAAACGTTCGCAGAAAAGGTGGGACGAAGCAAATATAGAGTTAAGGAGTGGATGGCGAGTGTTCAGGATTTGTTTGTTCCTTTGGGCTTTGCCCGCGATGAGGCTACGGAGCTTTCAAAATCACTTGTAAAATTGGCGGTTGATGTTGGTAGCTTTCAAAACAAGGCTGATGCTGATGTTATCAGAAGCTTTACGAGCGCTCTTGTCGGCAATCATGATGCAGTTCGCAATTATGGAATTGTAATAAGTGAGACTGCTCTTAGTCAGGAGGTTTTGAATCAAAATCTTGGCAAGGCATACAAAGACCTTACAGACCTGGAAAAGGTCCAGCTTAGATATTCTCTTTTGTTAAAGGGAAGTACAGATGCTATTGGTGATGCTGAGAGGACGGCAAATTCTTATGCAAGTCAGGTAAAGAGACTGAATTCAAATTTACACGATACAGCCGTTGAGCTTGGTGATGATTTTCTTGGTGCAATGACCAAAGTTGTAAGGTCGATTAACGAAAATAAGGATACATGGGGATGGTTTATTGAAACTCTTGGCGAAGGACTGGCAGAGATTGCTTCCGGATTCAAGGAATTACGTGAAACGATAAATGATTTTCAGCCCGTATATGATAACTGGCTCAGGCAGCAGGAAAAACAAAAAAGAATAGCAAGACCAGCCCCGGGTGCTTTCGGTGGATTCGGAGCAGGTACTATGGGTGCTCCGCCTATTGGAGCTACTGAAAAACAACTTCCTGTCGGAAGGCTTGAAATATCACCGAGAGGCTATCAACGGTTGGCAGAAATGAGAGCAAGACTTAAAGAGATGGAAGAAGAAGCCAAAAGAAATGCTTTCATCGGACCACCGAAACCACTGGAACGTGATATTAAAAGACAAATTCAAAAAGAGGTCGAACTGAGTATTGAGGCCCAGCATAAAATTTACGAGGATGCCCGAGAGCAAATAGAACGAGTCCGGCATATGGACTATCTGACCAGACAGGAAAAGATACAAAATCTAAAGGATTATCAGCAGGCACACGCAGAAACACTGTCCAAGGTAGAAGAAGCAGAGAAGGCATTGCATGAAGAAATATTAGCTTACCAGCATTCAAGGGCTGATGCAATGGAAGCCTATTTCACACAAATGCGAGAAAACTATCAGGATTTTAATTTATATTTGTCAGAAAAATTTGCGGATACGGCAATGTCTATTGAGGATTCTATGGCTAATGCCTTTGATTCAATGATTTCCGAAGGAGAAAGCTTTAAGGACGCAATGACTGACTTTGCCAGAGATGTTGGCAGGGCATTTTCGAGAATGGCCGCGGAGATGGCGGCTCAGCTTGCTATGCTGGCAATAATGCAGGGATTTGGCGGTTTATTCAGAACGCCTAATTTGAGTCTGACAGGCCCTACAAATGCAGGAGTGCCGCCGGCGCTTGGAATGGGCGGAGTTTTGGAAAGAGGTCGAATAATGCCTATGGCGAGCGGAGCGGTTCTCGACAGACCCACTTATTTCCCTATGGCTAATGGAGATATTGGTCTGGCTGGCGAGGCCGGACCAGAGCTTGGTTTCTTTCCGCTGAAAAGACAGGGCGGAAAGCTCGGCATAGAGGCATCAGGGCAGCAGCCGATTAACGTGCAGCCGACCCCGGTTAAGGTGGTGTTTGTTCGTAATCATAGAGAGGCTACTATCGAAGCAATGAGAGGAGAGGAAGGTCAGGCTGTAATTATTAACACGCTCAGAGATAATGGTATATTATAATGGCTTATAAAACAGGAAAAGCTAACGGACACAAGGAAATGCTGCTGGCATTGAAGGGCTTTCTATGCAATGCAAAGAAGGCTTATAACTGCCAGGCGGGTTCTAATACGGGCAATGGCTTTGTCTCTGCCGAAAGGGTCAGCACGTCGCCTGTCGATGAGACATGGAATCTAACGGCAACGTCGGCTACCAATTTTACTGTAACAGGTTCGGTTTCAGGTTCTCAGTCAGATGCTACTGTAGGAACACCTTACGATAATGGCATTGTGGCATTTACAATCATTCAGGGGACAACGGATTTTGCTTCTGGTGACAGCTTTACTTTCGATGTGGCCGATGGTCTTGGTTCTACTGAAAAATGGACGGTCAAATCCTGGAATACCGATTGGGATGGCAATGGTGAATATGAATTGATACTTATGGCGCCAGGGACTTCCGGAACAGATGAGATTTATGTCGGGATTCAGACCTATAAAGACGTCGGCGATGATTACTACAACTGGCGACTGCAGGGATATACCGGATATTCATCACAGGCGAGTTTTCACACACAGCCTGGAGCAATTCCGGACTCTTCGAGCGACCGCATACCTTCGGTTTTGTTGTGGGATTCGGAGCTTGATTACTGGCTTGTTGCCAACGGAAGGCGTTATGTTCTGGTGGTCAAAGTATCAACTGTTTACGAATTTGCTTACCAGGGATTTCTGCTGCCGTATGGTTTGCCTAATCAAATACCATATCCGATTGCTGTCGGTGGCACATCTCCGGCACAATATTCATACCAGAAGCGATGGAGTAGCATTGATGACAAACACGCTGCTTTTTGGGATGGAAGGGGTGGACCTTCTCACGCAACATTGAAAATCCTGCATGGAAGCTGGCACGGAGTAAATAACCGGAGCAGCGATGAGTATTATGGCGATGATGTAAATGGTATCAATGTCTGGCCCTATATGCACAGTGATTACAGATACTCAGATTATTATGGAAATCATTGGTTCGACCTTTTGCAGATGAATATAGACGGCAGTTATCCATTGTTTCCACTTGTTGTTTGTGGTGATGAACCGAATAAAAATTTTTACGGTGAAATTCAAGGTTTGTTTGCCTTGCCAGGCGAACAGCTTGCCTCCGAGGACAAAATAACAATTAGCGGAACAGATTATATCGTTTTCGGCAATTGTTTCCGCACCGGAACGAACGATTATGTAGCTCTGAAATTGGAGTGATTTTTATATGGCTTATCAGACAGGAACATCTACGGGCCCGGACGATCTGCTGGACAAGCTTAGAACGTTTTTAAGTTCAAACGGCTGGACTATAAACGAATGGTCTGATGAAAGCTCGATGTACGAATCATGGAGCGGCCTTAACGGTTCGGGTAAGAGGCTTCACGTTCAAAAAACGGCGGGCGATTCGACAGTTATGTATTTCAATTTCAGAAGCGTCAACAGAGGCGTTGTTTTCGAGGACCACAGTACAGACAGTAGCATAGAAAGTTATGGAAAATATAAGGCGGAGATTACAGGCATTGCTCTTAATGGTTCGACAGGATACAGCGCTTCAAATAACTGGGACAAGCAGCCCGGATACATGCAGAGCAGCGATGGGAGCTGGGGTGTTTGTATGACTGAATTGTCTCTTACCGCCATACCAGCTTATTACTTTTTTCAGGACGGCGATACTGTTATTGTATGCGTGGAATATCAGAGCGGAAAATTTCAATGGTTGGCCTTCGGTCTTTTGGAAAAGCAGGGAACGATAACAGGCGGGCAGTTTTTGGCCGGTTCTGTAAATTGTTATGACCCCAGCGAACAAATACTTAATCCAGGCAATTATTTGTCTATGTTTTTTGCTAAAGGTTATTCTGCTTTCGGTAATGGGGCTGTTTATTTAGATGCAGACAGTTCGGCTGCATGGCGTTCATCGGGATATATGGGGAGCAATAGCGGAGATACTCATGCCCAGGACATTCAATTTCCTGGATTGCCTGCAAATAGAGAGACTCCTTCATGGAATGATTCAAATACGATTAACAGCTTTTTTATCACACGAGCGCCGAACCATTACAACGGACTTGCGCCAATGGTTCCGCTTTATGTTCTCTGCAAAAGGTCGAACGGCAACTATTCTCTGCTCGGCTGGCCGAAAAGTATCCGAATGCTTAACTGCTATTACTACGATCCGGCAGAGGAATACAATTTGGGTTCGGACGTCTGGAAAATATTTCCCCAACATAGCAAAGATGATAAAGGCAATATGATGGGCTTCGCGGTCAAGAAAGTCACTTAATCATTATGGCTGATTATAATGGAACAATGTCGGATGATATACTTTTTGATTCGCTGCGGTTTTGTAGCGATACGATTTTAAACAATTCCCCAGCATATCTTAATGTCTGTGATTTGGAAGATGTTTTCATTGCCAAAAGCGGTACTTTCGGACGCAATCTGCCTATTACGATGAGAGAACATGGGCAGGCTGCACATCTGGTCACGTCTTTTGTCGATGATTATTATAATCGCATCCACGTAGATCCGCTGATACTCAATTTCGGGGCTATCATATCGCCACTGACGGAGCAATTGATGGTATGGAATGCGTACTTTGAATCTAAGACATGCAACGATATCGTAGAGGTCAACGGAGATGAATGGGATTTGACCGGTTCGACGCCGCCGTTTCAAATGAATGCTCTTGCAAGTACGACGTTTACGCTGGATTTGCCTAAGGAAGGAAGTCCTACTTTTGAGGGCAGTATAACTTTCGATTTCACGGATGCTAATGACACGATTGTTCTTATTTCTGGTACCAGGATGGAATTGTTTGCCTGGCGACCGCAGAAGGAAATCGTTGAAAAGCTACAGTGGGTTACGAACATTCTAAAAAGCAAGGACGGTTCTTTGCAGAGGATATCAGTCAGATATGTTCCGAGACAAAGCTATAAAATATCGTTGATAATTGAAAGTGAGAAAGAACAGGCACGGATGGATGCCGCGGTGTTTTCGTGGCTAAAGAGGACATGGGGACTTCCGGTATGGCCGGAGCTTGAGATTCATACTGCTACGATTAACGCTAATGATACGATTATAACGGTCGATACGACCAATGCCGATTTCAGGGACAACAGCCTTGGCATTATATGGAAATCACCGACAGAGGCCGAAGTCATTCAAATAGAGACGGTTGCTGCAGACAGTTTGACCTTATCCAATCCTGTCCAGAATACCTATACTGGATTGAAGCTTATTATGCCTTGCAGACAGGCGGTTATTCAGGGCAATATCATCCGGAAAAACTACAGTGCCGGACTGGCAATGTATGAACTTTTCTTTTTGGTCAAAGACAACGTTCTTTTGACCGGATACACTCCGGCAACAACTTACAAGGGCTTGCCGGTTATAACTCAGGCAACGGCTGTGGACCCGACGCAGAAAAAGACGGTGGATGGTGATGTTTCGGTTACTGATTATGAGACAGGAGTTTTTGAGCAGTTCAGCGATAGTGACTTTAATATATATCTGCAATCGCATTTGTTCTACAACGACTCAAAGGCCGAAGCGTGGGAATTTCGCAAATTTCTTCATTCGCTGTATGGTATGCAGGGCGTGTTTTATGTGATAACAGGCAAAAAAGATATGGAATTATCTCAGGGCTTCGGGGCGTCTGATACCAGTTTTAACATCTATAACGTTGGACTGGCGGACAATATGGGCGTGAACGATTTAAGAAAGGACATAGCATTCGTATTTCCGAACGGCACTCAATATTATAGAGAAGTAACTGGTATAACAAAATCCGGAAGCGAGGAAATAGTGACTATCGACAGCAACCTTGGTGTATCGGTTGAACCAGGAGATTGTGTTATCAGCTTTCTGGACAAGATGTGCCTGGCTGAAGATGAGGCCGAATTTATCTGGACTCGGGCGGGCGAGAACCAGTGCAAACTTAATTTGATGGCGGTTAAGGCGTAATGATAAGGCGGCATATGACAAGACAGGAAGCTTTGAAAATTCTTGGATTGCCTAATGATGCTATTTTTGAACAAATCAAGACTGCCTATCGAGCAAAGGCAAAAATTTTGCATCCGGACAAAGGCGGCAATATCAAAGATTTTGTCATGCTGAAAGAGGCTTATGAATTGCTGACAGGAAAAAAGAAGGAAAGGATATTTAACCGTCAGGTAAGGCAAAATTGGCAAGTTGTTTATGTCCATATAAACCCAGGTTCTTTTTATACAAGCACGACATGTTCGTCGTCAAATGTTTGGTAAATTATGTCATACGATAATTATGAACAATCAGTTGCATCTGGCAAGCCGATTGAATTCTATGATTTCTTGGACGACTTCGGAAATCATTGTCGTATAACATCTTCATCGGTGGCCCTGGTCTATGGCGGCCACACTTATAACCCTGAGCCTTGCAAGAGGTCTAAATTGATGATCTCTGAATCCCAAAAGAAAAATAAAATGACTTTTCAATTATCGCGAAATAATAAATGGGTAATAAATTATGTTTCCGGACAGCTCGAAGGCAAGGCAACAGTTACCTGTTATCGAAAACATAAAGAAGATTCTGAAGTCAGGTTGTTCTGGTTTGGTGTAATTACTCAGGTAAAATTTGATGGAAACGGTGTGCCTACCATAACGGCAGAGCCAAGGACATCAAGTGTAAGCAGATGCGGAAGGCGAAGAAGATGTCAGAGTCTTTGCGACCATGATTTGTTTGATGCTTATTGCGGTTTGAACAAAGAAACATATAAGGTTGTTGGAACGATTGATTCTGTAAACGGGCTTGTTATTAACAGCACAACTTTCGGAACAAAGCCGGATAACTGGTTTGCATTCGGCGGCGAATTGGTTGTTGGAAATGCAAGGCGAATGATTGTGGCTCATACAGGAAACAACATCACGATAACGAGAATAATTCCGGGAATTGCTGCTGGAGATAGCTTTACGGCTTATCCCGGATGTGCTCATACGCCGTCTGCTTGTTCGGCTTTCGGCAATAAAATCAATTTTGGCGGCGAGGAAAATCTTCCCAAACGAAATCCTTACGCCGGTGACCCGATTGTATATTAAATAGGTTATATGGGAATTATAAATTTGACAATATGTTGGTTTGCTGATAACGGCCAAAGTTTGCAGATAGCTTTCTTGGACTGGCTGATATGGCTTGCAATATCAGCAGCTATATCATGGTGTATAGGTGAGGCAATAAAGAAAAAGCCTAAAATTAAGGATGTAACACCGAATGAATTTGAAAAACCAACGTATCAAGAAGGAACTATTTACGGTGTAATATTCGGGATGCCGGCAAGGATAAAAGGCGGTGTTCTTGCCTGGTGGGGTCACACAAAAATCGTAGCTAAATATGATTATTATACATATAATGAATGGGGAAATAACAAGAGGGAATATTACATCAAAGGTTATAGATATTACATGGGCGAGCAGAGGAATCTATGTCATGGACCAATCGACGGAATAAAACAAATCTGGTGTGGCGAACGACCAGCCTGGCCTACAAGACATAGTAGGACGCAGCTTGCTTCTGATGGAAAGACAAGCGCAAGTATTGATTATATGAATTTTTTTGGAGGTGATGATAAGGGCGGTGGAATAAGGGGTACTATATCATTTAATTATGGTTATTTGACACAATCGGTTGACAGTTACATGGCATCAAGAATTGGTTCTAATATCTCGGCATACAGAGGTCTTGTTACAGTTGTTTTCAGAAGATTTTATATAGGAACATCACCTTATCCGAGAAATTGGAGTTTTCTTCTCAAAAGGACTGACATACTCGATGATGGTTCACCGCAATGGTATTCATCAAAGGCCTGCATACACGAAGACAAAAGCTACGATTTGAATGCAGCTCATATGCTTCGTGAATGTTTTACCTGCCCGAGATGGGGTTTGGGTTACTCAGAAAGTCTTTTTGACGATGCTGACTGGATGCCTTTTGCAGATACTTTATATTCGGAAAAGTTCGGTCTGTCTTATAACTGGGATGACCCTAATGAGACAATCGAGAATTTGATTGATGAAATAAAGCGTCATATTGATGGCACGGTCTATCAGGATCCGGAAACGGGCAAATTCGTGCCGAAGTTGCTAAGGGATGATTATGTTATCGATAATCTGGAAACTTTTGACGAGGATGATATCGAAAGCGTTGATGATTTCGTTCGTCCCTCTTATGGCGAGATACCGGACAAGTTCTATGTTCGGATTGTTGATGTATTAAATAACACAACCATTACAATTCCGGACGAAGATCCGGCGGTTAAGTCTATACAGGGTGGAAAAAGCATAGAAGTTAGCTATGATTTTTTGATGATAACAAATACTGCCCTTGGCGCTAAAGTGGCGGCGAGAGAGAGGTTTAAGACTACGTCAATGCCGGCGACTATGACAATTAAAGGCAAAAGGACGATGAGCCATTTGAGGCCGTTTGATGTATTTAAGCTATCTTATCAAATCAATCCACAGATACGCATTGAGAGTATGGTTGTCAGAATATTGGAAGTTGATTACGGAACGCTTGAAGATGGCTATATAACGTTCAAGTGTTCTCAGGATGTTTTCGCCATGAAAGACGCTGTTTACTCTACTCCGCCAGATTCCGGCTGGCAGGATATTGAGAATGAGCCGTCTGCTTCTCCATACCGTTTGCTTATAGAGGCTCCGTTCTGGGAGCTTGCAAAAAATATGGGTGTATCCGTTGCCGATGGGTATGATGACGATGCTGGTTTTCTTATGGTATGCGCTTCCAGTCCGAGCGTTGATTCGGTTGATTATAATTTGATGGTAAGGGATGGCCTGACGGAAGAATTCATATTACAGGACGGGAAAGCGCCGTTCACACCGACCGCTACGATTGATGATGTTCTGCCAAAGAATGCAGAAGATGTTGTTATACAACTTAGCAATTTTGAATTTCCGGAATATATTGAAGTAGGTTCTTATGCCATAATCGGAAACGAAATAGTCAAGGTTAAGGTTATTGACTATGATGAAGATAATCAGACGCTTTCGGTTACGGTGGCCCGTGGTGGGCTGGATACGGTGCCGGAATCTCATTCAGCAAACGACCGGATATGGTTTGTAGGTTCAACAAATTACTTTGTACTTAACGAATATATGGCAACAGATCAGCCGGGTACGAAGGTTCTGCCCTGGACCTCGATAGGTGTTCTTGATGAAGGTTCAGCACCGATAGACAATGCGAATGCCTTTAACAGCAGGGCTAACAGACCATATCCCCCAGGAAATTTCAAAATCAATGGCGTCAGTTATCCCAAAGCTTTCAATGGAGAGCCGACTTTAACCTGGGCGCATCGAGACAGATTGCAGCAGACCAACGAAATCACTGAACACAGCGAGGGTAATATCGGTCCCGAGGCCGGCACAACATATACGCTTAAAATTTACGATGAAAACAACAATCTGGCCAGGACTGAAACCGGATTGACCGGCACAAGCTATATATACACTGAAGCTAATGAATTATTAGATTGTGGGGCGATTCAGATAAGGCTTCGATTCGTATTGAATTCTGTCAGAGATGGTTACGATTCATGGCAGAGCTATGATATTACGGTACCAAGAACGATTTCACCTAATCCGGCTTCAGCAGTATCGTCGGGCGTGGACCCGACAGTAGTTATATCATAAAGGCATAATTTTTTATCTCGCATAGGAGCGGGTGGATTGAGGCACCACTCGCTCCGTTATTTCGTTCTGGGGCGGTTAATTAGACCTAATGCCTATTATCCTACCTTCTACACGAAAAAACCCGGTAGGCGGCAACCTGGATTATTCTTGGCATATTCTATGAGATGGTTGAGAGTTGATAAAAATTCATCGCCTTATTTCATCGCTCGGAACAATTGCGAGTCTTTTGACTATGCCGCCGTCAATCCAAAGAATCAAAGACAGATAATTTGCATGGTCGTCAAATACCCATTCAATTGTATTTCGTCCGGGTGTAATCATGCCGCAACCGGCCCAGGAATTCTTTACATAACGACCTTGTGAAACAACGTCTGGCGGTCCGAGTAAATCGGATACGAATTGACTTGTTTGGCCCTGATATATCCTGTGCCCTTTGAAGTCTGTTATCTGGTTGCGATACATCGGGCAGTTACAACCAGAAACGAAAAATATGCCCGAACAGAAAACCAAAGCAATTGGCAATAAATTGACAGCTTTCATCTTTAACACTCCATGATATTGAAAGCGCATCCATTACTTTATATCGCAATCCTTGAAAACAATAGTAGGCATAATTTACAAGTGACATCAAAATAATTTCGGACAAAATTGGAAAAATCCGCATTTTTAGCCCGGAATTGCAGAAATTTTTCAAAAAATTTTTCGTTTTCAAAAGTTTACACAACAAAGATTTATGATTTATGGCATATAAAAATATAAAATTTTCATATTTTTCTATTGACAAAACATATTTTCATGCGTATATTATATTAGAAAGTTAATAAAGAATAAACAAAACTTAAAGGGTAGCAGAAATGGAAATTACAATATTTATAACAGTGGTAAGTGTCTATCTGATAATAGCTTACACACGCAAACCTAAACCAAATCAACAAGTCAAATGGCTCAAAAAATCCATAAATACAGGTGACAGCCGTTGGCTTGTCTGAGTTCTTTAATCTTTGAAAAGTTAATAGGATGCTTGGGCGGTTACAAGGGCAACGCCCATGATAAGACAGGTGAGCCGGTAGGGTCAAGGCACTCCGTGAAAATCTGATGTAAATGCCGTGAACAGTCGGGACGATTAAGTCACGCAACTTTTACGCAAATCAGATTTTCAGGTTTAGCTAATCACCGTCAAGCGAGGTTAAAAACTCGTAGCCCCGAAATCTGATATGTACGTGCTTGGGACAAGTGACACGGTCAGGTCACGATTGAATCTGGCAACGTTAGCTTGTTGGTCAGTGACGGCATAGCGGTAAGTGACAAAATGACGTTTCGCTCTGGTGATTTGGACGCCGCTTCTTTTTGAGCGGAGTCGGGTTCGAGTCCCGAACAGAGCATTAGAGCAATGGTGCTCAATTTTGAAAGGGTAGCAAGATGTCAAAGAGGAACCAAAACAAAACACAAAACTACGTGACAATGCCGGACTTTCGGGAAGGTGTTTGTCTTAACAATCAGACAGTCGGCAATCTGAAAAAATACCTGCGGAAGTTTCCGAACGATGCAAGGGTTGTTATCACCAGCACGGACAGCGAAGGCAATTACAGAAACTTTGATTGCAAGATTGCCTGCAATTTCGAGCATCAGTTCAAAACCAATACGGTTCAGTTAATTCTCGGTTTCATAAAAGACTGACAGGCCGAAACGCGCCGCAAGGCGCGTCTGTGTTTTATGAACATACTGACGAGGCCAAATTTTTTGAAAGGGTAGCAAGATGTCAAATAAATGGAATTACGAAGCAGTAAGAACGGCGGACGGCGTAAAGGCGTTCGTGGTCGTCCAGAATGGCGGGGATGTCACGATGCGGACGCCCCTGCCTCATATTTTTAAGCACAGCCCAACAGGATTCGAGTTCGGGTACGGTGGATCCGGCCCGGCAGACTTGGCTCTCTCAATTCTAACTCACTGGTTCATGTCATACAAGTTCCCGAAGCCCGAGGCAATGAATGAGGCGAGCAAGCATTATCAGAATTTCAAGTGGACGTTCATCGCTCCATGCAAAGAACAAAGATTCTGCATCGGCGATAGGGTTATCGAGGAATGGTGGGTCGAGCAGGAAGAAGCCAGGGAGAAGGAATTGGCGGCAATGAAAGGGGGTGTCTGATTTGTATAATTGTGCCAATACAATAAATTGGAAGCAGGCAATACTGATGCAGATAAATGTTATTGTTGCGCCTCGAAGAGCAAAAACATTTAAGCTAAAAGAGTTGTATGCTTTTGAAGAAACGCTGAGGGAATTGTTCCCGTCTAACAAAAACATCAAGGCCAAAATAAGGCAGGTATTGCAGCAGCTTAGAGACGAAGGAGTTGTTGAGTTTCTTGGTGATGGGCAATACAAAAAGCTCTGAAATGGCATTTGAGAAAGGAGAAAGACAATTATGAAATTATTGACAAAAGAAATCAGGAAGATACTGCCGCCTATACACGGGCAGGAAAATCTTGGAGAGGACGCAGTTATTTACTGCAAATTCTTTACTCCGGACTCAAGCTGGACATGGTATGTAACCGAAGGTAGCCCGATTAAAGACGAGTCCGGCAAGGAAATCGACTTTGAGTTCTACGGTCTGGTTGACGGCTTCGAACAGGAATACGGATACTTTAATCTGTCCGAGCTTGAAAGAGTGACAGGACCAATGGGTCTGCATATCGAACGCGATATTTGGTGGAAGCCGATGACTGTGAGGGAGATCCGCAGGAGCATCAACGGCCTGCCGCCTGAGCCGGATAATCTTGACCCCGGCGAGCCACTGGTTTACGAACCGGCAGAGCAGCAAGAAAACGAAACGATTAAGGCGGTCAGGGAGCTCGTCAATTCACTCAAAGGCAGAGAATTAGAAATTGAGTCCGAATGCGGTGAAAAAGTTATGATGCAAATCAGGGACACTGATAACGACACCAGCAAATACGGCAAGTTTCTCGTACCGGAATGGTGTAAGTGCAAACAAAGCAAGTTCCTCTGCTACCCTGAAGATGGTGTATGCCATTGTGGTGTTTATAAGCACCACGTGCATTGCGCCAAGTGCGGCGGTGTGAGTCAGGTTGGTTGATTGCCTTCCTGGGTGGGTGCAATTCCCACCCACCGCCTTAGCTCCCACAGGTGGAGCCAAACTTATAACCTGTTTTAAATGAGTAATTCAAAAAGGAGAATTAGAATGACTAAAACACAAACACAAAAGGAAATCAAAGACGAAGATTCTAAATGTCTTAGATGCGGTGGTACTATTAAGTATGGAAAAAGGGCAAGAATAAATAGGCTTGGAATTAAATATGTCCTCGGCAAGTGCAGGGATTGTGGAACAAAATGGGAATTGTATGGATAAAAGATTTCGTCAGATAAGGAGACATTTTTCAATCTATTTATGAAAGGGTAAAACAATGGCAAAAGAAAACGTTCAAACTGCAAAGCTCAAGGAAACGAAGCAATGCAAACACAGTGTAAGGTTCGACGACGATTCGGGCGAGCCGAGGGTGCTGAGCTCGGTTTACTTGCTCAGGCCGGCGTATGTGGCTCTTGGCGAACCAAAGGAAATCGAAATCACAATAAAAAGCCCCGGTACCAAAGGGTAGCAAAGAAAAAGTACCGAGGCATATAAAGGTAATGAATGATAACACAAATGAAAGGAGATTGTCAATATGGCACACGAAATAGAAATAAACGAAAATGGTGAGGCCCGGGCGTTCTATGCTGGCAAAGCACCATGGCACGGACTCGGCACTATGGTCGAGAAGGAAGTTACTGCGGCGGCTGCTATTAAACTGGCAGGGCTGGACTGGGTTGTCGAGAAAAGGCCATTGTTTGCTCAGAGCATCGAAAACGACTCAATCGGTTACTGCGAAATCGACACACACAAGGCAGTAGTCAGAGCCGAGGATAACAAAATACTCGGCATTGTGACCGATGCTTATGAACCTATCCAGAACGAGGACTTATTCGAGTTCATGGAAGCGCTGGTCGGTGATAACGTAACGATGTTCCACTGTGCTGGTAGCTTGTTCGGCGGCAAGCGGGTTTTCATTACCTGTAAAATGCCGAAAAGTATTGAGGTAGGTCCTGATAAGGTGGATATGTATCTGGTGGCCTGTTCGAGTCACGACGGCTCAATGCAGTTTCATATCAAGTGGACGCCGATCAGGGTGGTCTGCTGGAATACGGTGTCTGCCGCTTTTCAGATTTACGGCGGCAGGGTCAGGGCTACCGATACTATGAGTATATTGCATCGCGGCGGCTGGAAGAACAAGCTCCAGGAAGCGAGAAAGGTTCTCGAATTGAGCGAGATTTATCAGGCACAGGCTCAAAAACGATTCGAGTGGCTTCGCAAGCAAAAGATGAAAACGCCGGAGTTCAAGGCGTTCGCCGAACAGATGTGGCCGGACGAGGAAAAGGACGATGGAAAAATCATCGACCGGAGCAAGCTACGAGATGCGGTCAGGCAACTCTATCATCACGGAGTCGGCAACGAAGTCAATGGTGTAAAAGGTACGAGATGGGCGGCGCTTAACGCTGTGACTGAATACATCGACCATCATCGGACATACTCAAAGGGAAAGTATGGTGATGTTTCGGACAACAGAATGAACAGCGTTGTATGGGGCAGCGGTGCCAATATCAAAAAGAAGGCACTCGAATTGCTTAGCGTTTCATAGGCTTAAAATGCTCATGTGAAAGCTACTATCCTATACCAGATTGAATTTTGAGGCTGTCACAGGATTTCTACGAACGCAAATTATTATCTTAAAGAGCGGGGGCATAATAGTTCCCGCTCTTTTTATTAGAAAGGGTAGCGGTATGGCAATCGCAATGATAGAAAGCTTGGAATCTCTGAAAAGATTAGGAAGCAGGCCGGAAGGCGTTGAATGTTTCATTATGCTTAATAGCGGATTGCGAAGCTCGAAGTTTATAAATATGGTTGGCAATTCTTTTTATGTTTTTAACGATATAGACGACAGCGAGCAATATTTGTCGGAAGAAGAAATCATGAACGAACAGTTTAACCTTATAGGTGAAGCAATAAAAAAAGGTGCACTGTTTGCTTATTAAGAAAGGAAAGGGGTAGCAGAATGTCAAACGAAAAAATGTTACTAAACAAGGCAAACGTTCGGAAATACATCTTGAGAAGGCAGAAGGAAATCCGCAAGGGCTGGGAATTTTCTTATGTCGGTTCTAAGGTGTATGACGACCTTAACGAAAGAGTTCGGAAAATCATTGATGGTTCACTCAAACGTCATCCGAGCAAAGGCAAAACGTTTATACAGATAATGTAGAAAGGTTCATAAAATGCACAAGGCAGTAATACTTTTAGTGAAGGCAAAAGACAAATTTGAGGCCAAAGAAAAGGCCGACGAGTTCCTTGATGCTTACGGCGAAGGCAGGGTATTTGATTGGTATCAAATTGGCGGAAGATGGACGGGGGCATTGAATCCCAAATATAAAGAGTTCCTCCAAAAAGCAGATGAAATCCTGAAAAAACATCCATCTAATAAAAGTAATGAGTATGGTTTTTTAACACAGGAGTCGGTGGATGATAATAAGGATATATTACAGGATGTATGGGAACAGATGGGACAAACCGGTCCTAATCCATATTACAGCCAATATGAGCTTCCGGATAAAGGTGGCGATTATGACATTATGCCGCTTAAAGATTGCATATCTGTTGTCAGAGAATGGCAACAAGACAATGTTTTATGTGGCGATGAAATAATGAAAGAGGCCGAAGAATTGTATGGAAAGAACAGCAAGAATGGATTTAATCCAAAGATTTACGGGTATGAACTAAAAAGAGCAGGTGACTTATATTGCCAAAATTTTAGCTTCGATACGAATTTGTTTAACACAGAAACAGACGATTACGAATTGCCAGAAAAAACAGAAGGCTATTTTGCTGTATTGGTTGATATGCACGTATAAACAAGTGCAGCAATTGCTGGTTTGAAGTCAAGTCAGACCTTCCGGAACACGCGATTGGCAGCAAGGAGAAAATGAAATGAAAGTTGTAATTAAAATTTGGGGTGGCTTTGTTCAAGAAGTAGAAAAAGACAATGAGAATATTAAAGTTGAAGTTCACGACTATGATGTTGAAGGCTTATTGGAAGATGATTGCTCTCAAGATGAAAAAGGACGTTTATATAGCGTTCAACAATATTAGGATTAGGAGAAAATCAAATGGCAACATTATATGAGAAATACAGACCGAAGAAATTTGAAGAAGTTGTCGGTCAGGATGATGCCGTCAAGAAAATACAAAGGCTAATTAAGAGGCAGTGGGGTGGTAGGGCATGGTGGATAGGCGGAATGAGCGGTACGGGCAAGACAACAATTGCCCGTATCATAGCTCTCCAGGGTGCAGATGAGTTTTTTATAGAGGAATACGACAGCGGAGATAATATCAGGACTCAGGACTTAGACCGAATCGAATACACAATGCAGATACATGCGACCGGCAAGGGGGGGCGTGCCTTCATAATTAACGAGGCTCACGGACTACCGCGGACAGCAATACGCAGGCTGCTCGGAATTCTGGAACGGATACCTAAGCATGTTGTTTTTATCTTTACTACAACACGACTGGGAGAACGAAAACTTTTTGATGATCAGATTGATGCACATCCGCTGCTTAGCCGTTGTTGCAAAATCGAGCTTGATTATCTTTCGCTGACAGAGAAGTTTGCAAGGTATTGTCGAGATATTGCCACGAAAGAAAATCTAAACGGCAAGCCGCTCAGTGAATATATCAAACTGGCCCAAAGGTGCAAGAGCAACTGTCGTGAAATGCTACAACGCATAGAGGCCGGCGAAATGCTGTAACGACACAAAACGCCTCATTCAAAGCTACAATTATACCATTGAAACTATTTTGATGGCTCAAATGGATTCCTATGCAAATATTTCATATAATAATATAAATAAATAAAGGGTGGCAAAATGTTAGCTTATGAAGAAACGGGAAAGTATGTCAGTGAACGTCATGCACAGGCAAAAGCAAAAGGGAAATTAACTGCAGGACAGGTTGCTAAGATTTTACGTAAAAGAGGACTGCAAATAAAAGCAAAGGAATTAAAGCGATACGCCAACGAATGGCATCACAGCGGATTCTATAAAGACTCAAGCGGCTTGAAAATGGGCAGGACTTATTTTTTCCCTGCCGACATTGATTTTGATATTCTTATTGAGCGAATTGAAAATGACCGCATAATCGGAGAACAAATTGATGAAGAAAAAAATCGTACTGCTTATATTTTCAAGGTTGGTTTCAGAAAGGGATATGGTCGTCGCAAATGGATTCCAATTGCCAAATTCATTACAAAGGTTGTTCCGGAAAATGGAATGATACCCGATGAAATAAGCCTGGAAGATTATGAAGCGCTTAAGCGATTCGAGGGAGAAGAGCTCGAACCTTATGAGACATTTGCTCATTTTAGGGAACGTATGGTCGGTAGAAAGGATATAAACTGATGATAACCGTCAAAATCTCAAAGAACGATGTTAATCCGGAAAAATGGAATCAAATAGCAAAATCGCTTGAATTGCCGGAAGGTCGCGATGAGGTTATAGTCACGCGAATACCAGGGCTTGTGCCGGTAGAGGAAGGTTGGAAAATCGAGCCAAACAAAATTAAGTTGCCGGAATGGTTGATTGCAGACGATTTAGACAGAGAGCGATGGTTTGTGCTGCATATGAAAGAACCGCGTTTTATTGCTGAAATTGCTGATGGAGAATCATTTAATCCCCCATTTGAATACCAGCTTGATAGCGGTGAATACCTTTGCAATTTTATTTGGTTCGACCCGCCCCCCGAAGATTTGACCTGGATATGCGAACAGGTTAATCAAGTTATTGAGCTATATGATTTTGATGAATGATTTACGAAAGCCAATCATCAACAGGCAGCAATTGAATAGCAGGAGCAAGCATAGAGCTGGTGTTAGTATAATACTTTGCTGTGAGCTCAGGCGAGCTATGTTCGAGCAGGGATTGGACGGCGGTTAATGAGACACCTTTGGATTGCAGAGTTGTACTGAATACCGAGCGTAAATCGTGAAATCTCAAATTCGGCAGACCGGCACGTTCTCTTATTGCTTTCCACTTTTTGAAGGTGTTGGTGTCGCCGGCCAAAAGCCGCTCCTGCCAGTCCGGAAGCTCCGAAATATATCGAGTAAGGACTGGAATGATGGACCTATGCAATGGCCTAGCAGCCATAGACTTCCTTGTTTTCTTCGAGTGCGTCCGGATAGTATTCGTATCAAAGTCGATATCGCCGATAAGTATGTTTTCAATGTCACTGCTTCGCAGTCCAGTTGTTATGGCGAGCAGAACGCGAATGTACCAGGTTTCACTGCGAATGCGAGCTGATATGTATACCCCTACCCATTGTCAAGACAGAAAACTGTTCTTTCTAAGGTAGATTTATCGCCGTGTATAAAAGCAGTTGGAACGGAGGGAGCCCGTAGGGCGACCGGAGTTCCAACT